CCCCACATAGAACCCCCAGAAGGGGGGGTTTCCCCCCCCTTTAATTAGAAGTGATCGATCAGACCAGGCACGCCGTAGACAGGCATCGGACGCGCACAGTGCATTTTGAAGTAACAGTCCATGATGAACTGAGGCTCAGAAGGAACAGCCACGATACGATCCACCGGAGGATTCTCGACGATGAACTCGTCATTGAGAACCGGAGCAGTCGCAAACTCCTGGGCAAGATGCCAGGCGTCAAGCGATTGCGACGCAGTAGAACGAAGAACCCCGGTAATCTGCGACGGCTTGTAACGGTACTCGGCATAACGCTCTTGATAGCCGAAGACCTTGTCGTCATTAGCCTGGACGCCGTCCGAGAAGATTTCCTTTTGCAGAACGGCCTGCTCGCCAATATGGCTCAACGCCGGCCAATAGAAGTCGAAGCGCGTAGAGCGGCTCCACATTCTGTTGAGGCCTTGCTGATAAGTGAGGTCAGCCCTGACGCTGACCAGTCCGATGAGTACGCAATGCTCAGTAAAACTGCGAGTGAAGCCGTGGGAACGAGCCAAAACAGTACCCATAGCAGCAAGATTACCTTGAGGGGTGTCCGCATAAGTACCCGTAGGAGAAGTTTGAGGAATAGGCGAAATATTGACCGGCGTCGAACCGCCGCCGAGATACTCGGGCCGCTGCAAGCGGGCGTCAGGAGAGGTCACACCGAAGTGTGCCTTGAGAAGCTCCGTATAACGCGTTCCGCCACGAGCATCACGCTCGTAAATTTTTTGGACCTGGAACGCCTGACGGAGAGAATTGATAGTAGCCGCGGTAGCTTCCGAAAGATCCGCGAACAACGCGTTCGGAGCCGTACCCCCAGGAACGCTATTCATGTAGACAGCCGCCCCGGATCCGCCAGACACGAAATTGTGAAGGGGGATGTATGGGCCTTCTTGATAGTTTTCTTGATTCGCCCGTTATCGGTGCCGGGATTTCCGGCATCGCTAGTTTCCTTGGCGGTCGATCTCAAAATGAGGCCTCTGCTGCGGCTGCGGCTGCGCAGATGGCCTTTCAGGAACGGATGAGTAACACGGCCCATCAGCGGGAGGTCGCTGACCTCCGCGCGGCGGGTCTTAATCCGATTCTGTCTGTCAATAAAGGGGCTAGTACACCTTCGGGTGCCACTTGGAGTCCGATCAATGTTCTGGGAAATGCTGTTAATTCAGGAATCGACGCATACGGGCGGATGCAGGACGCCCGAAACAAGGAGCGCGACTGGAAAATTAAGGAGCCTCTTGAGAAAGGCGCTGCTATGGCTAGCAGTGGGATGGATACTATTGCTAATACTGTTCCCACAGTAGCCGCTGCGGTGCAATCGGCCGTGGCTACTGCGCTCGATAAAATCGAGGAGGTCAAGGGGACCGCCCTTCAATGGGCCCAGCCTGTGGTTAACCAGGCGGCCGAGACTAAGTATGTCGCCGGTCAGATCCGGCAGATCCTCGAGCAGCCGTCAGGCGGTACTGTTTCGACTGCTAAGCAAATCGCGGAAGTGCTCTTTCCGCGCGTGCGGAGTAACTTTTCCCAGGTGGGAACATCTCGGAACATGGATCTCGTTCGTGATATCGAATCGATCAAGGATCCTAAAACGCGTCGGGAGATGAGCATCGCTCATCGGGACCAGACGCTGAAACTGCGTAACCCGAGCTTTTCGCGTCACGGGTTCCGCTAATCTCTTTCCTGCCAAACAAGGGTGTACTCTCCAACATGAATAATTCAAGCAACGCTAAATCGGCAGATGCTAAACCGGCTTCTTCTTCTGATACTTCATCTCTTACGTACTACAAATCTCGCCGGTTCCGCTCTGCCTCTACTCCTCCTGTCAAGGTCTCTGTCTTATTCTCTAAACCCTCTAAAACTCGGCAGGAATTCAAGGACGAATGCGATATCAACAATATCCTTCGTCAATACAACAACACGGGAGTGCTCTCTCATGTCAATCGAGCGTCACCTATTTACGAGGACGTCACGTCTTACGACTATCAGGCGGCGATGGACCTCGTCGCTTATGCTCGGTCTTCTTTCGATGCTCTCCCGTCCTCGATTCGGACTCGTTTCGACAACGATCCGTCCAAACTTCTGGACTTCGTCCAAAACCCTCTAAATGCGCCTGAGGCGCATTCGTTGGGCCTTTTGAGGCCCGACTACCAACCACCTGCTCCGGACGCGTCTACGGCGATCCTGGAGCGTTCTAAGGGGGATTCCGCGTCCCCCCCGCCGTCCCAAACTGATTCTTCCTCTTCCCAAACCTAGGCGGATCCTGGCACAGTGTCTAATACTTGATCATAACTGTGCCAACTGGAATAATCTTGCTTATTCCTAAACTTATCTTCATAATTTGGGGGTCGTTCAACACCACCCCAAATCCCCCCCCCCCAAAAACCGGAGGTTTTACGCCATGAAACGCTTCAAAATGAGTGCCAAGGGTTCCCGGAAAAACTTCACCCGCGGAGCGGTGAAGACTCACAAATTCAACCTTGGCAGTCAGAACCCGATGCGCGGCGGGATTCGGCTGTAAGGCCGTGCCCTGCTACCACCCCGTAAGGGCGTATGGTTCTGCGGAGAAATCCCCGGTTACGGGAAAGAAGGTCATCGCCTTCAATCCCCGCCGGGGTGTCTCTGTGGGTCTCGAGCTTCCCTGCGGCCAATGCATTGGCTGCCGGATCGAGCGGACCCGTCAATGGGCCGTTCGAATTCTTCACGAGACCAAACTCCACTCTGAAAGGTCTTGGTTCGTCACCCTTACCTACGATGACCAACACGTCCCGTTCTCTCTATGTAAATCGCACTTCCAGACGTTCATCCGGTCAGTACGTTCTACCCTCGGATCCGTTCGGTACTACCACTGCGGCGAGTACGGTGAACACACGTCGCGGCCGCATTACCACGCAATACTTTTCGGCCTTGCTATCCCGGATGTACGCGTCGTGCGTCAAAGCGAAGGCGGAAATTACTATGAGTCTGCGACCCTCAATGCCCTCTGGGGCAAAGGGTTCGTCCAGCTCGGGGACGTCACGCATGACTCGGCGGCCTATGTTGCCGGCTACGTCCAGAAGAAACTCGACGGGGACTTAGAGGCTCACTATATGAGCCTCGATCCGTCAACAGGCGAAATAAATCGCCGTCTGCCGCCTTACTCGACGATGTCTCGCCGGCCCGGGATCGGGGCCGGCTATGTCGAGCTCTACTCCGACGAGCTGCTGGCGCATGACAACATCGTGCAAAAATCGAAGGAACGGGCGATGCCCAGGTACTACGAAAAACGGCTCGAGCTGATCAATCCCGACAGGCTCGAAGCCAATAAAAAGGCCCGACGGGATCGGGCCAATAATTCTACGGAAGTGCAATTCAATAACACCACTTCTCGCCTTCGCGTACGGGAAACCGTCGCCAAGGCTAAACAATCTCTGAAAAGGAAAACGTTGTGATTCTTCAAGCGTTTGCGGTCTATGACAACAAAGCGAAAGCCTTTGCCACGCCGTTCTTCCAGGCGTCTGTCCCCCTCGCGGTTCGCGCCTTTGGTGCGGCGGCTAATGACAGGTCGCTGTTGATCGCGCAATATCCCGAGGATTACACTCTCTTTCACATCGGCACGTTCGATGACGAAATCGGTCAGCTGCATTGCTTGGCGCAGCATGAAAACCTCGGTCTGGCGTCTGTCTACATCAAACCTAAGGAGTAGCTTCGATGCTCAACGTCGTGAAACATAACAACCCGTCGGTCATGAAGCACCAGTTCTCCCAGGTGCCGAAGGCGGACATTCCGCGTTCGTCTTTCGACCGTTCTCATGGGTATAAAACTTCGTTCGATGCCGGCCTGCTGGTGCCGGTCTTTGTCGACGAGGCGCTTCCCGGCGACACCTTTAACGTCAACATGACGGGGTTCGCTCGCCTGGCTACTCCGATTTATCCGATCATGGACAACATGTATCTGGATACTCACTTTTTCGCCGTGCCTATTCGTCTCCTCTGGGACAATTGGCAGAAATTCAACGGCGAGCAAAAAAACCCGGGCGATAGCACGGACTACACCATTCCGACGATGACTTCGATCGGTGGTGGTTACACCACTAACTCTCTCGAAGACTACTTCGGGCTCCCGATCCTGACGGCCGGCGTTAAGCACTCGGCGCTGTGGCATCGGGCTTACAACCTCATCTGGAACGAATGGTACCGGGACCAGAATCTTCAGGATTCGTTGCCGGTGCCTACCGGCGATGGTCCCGATTCTCCGACGGACTACGTTCTCCAACGTCGTGGCAAGCGCCACGACTATTTCACTTCTTGTCTCCCGTGGCCTCAGAAAGGGCCCGGGGTGACTATCCCGCTTGGCGGGTCTGCTCCTGTGGCTATTCCGACGGCGGGTTCCTTTGTGTCGGTTAATGTCGGCGCTGGTACTGGTCCCCTTCACAATTTCTTGTCTGGCGGATCCGGGGCGGCTGTCTACATGAATAGCGTTCCTGGGGGTACGGCTTCGAACGCGTTGTTCGCGG